CAAGCTGTCCGTTAGAGACAACGTTTGTGCGGATCTGAAGCGTTCCGCTTTCATGGAATCGCATTGCCATTGTTGGGTAAACAAGGCCAACCTTGATGTTAGATGTTCCACCTGTGTAGTTAGGATCTACAACAAGGTTAAGTCCTGCGACTGTTCCGTTTGTTGATCCCTGAGTGATAACGCCGTTAGCATTCTGAGGAGCTGCTGCTGCATAGAGTGGGCGACCAGTTGTATCTACTGCACCGAGAAGTCCGGCAAAGTCAACGTCATCGTTTCCACCTGAAGTAGCAACCAAAAGGTTATTAGGTGTCTGGCGCATTACTCCGAATGAGTCAGAGATTGACTTAGCGATAGCCTTGTAGATTGTTGAAGATGATGAATCAGCTGATCCGTCTGCTGCGATCTTTGCTGCGTACTGATCTGTCTTCTGAGCATAGCTTGCAGCCAACTCGCGTAGATAGAGATCGAGGAATGAAGGATCACTGCGATCGACGAGTTCGAGATCAAGAATTCCTGCGCCTGCAAACTTGACTACGTTATCTTCTTGGAAGGTAACTGTTGTGTCAGCAGATGCAAATTCTGCACCTTCTGCTGTTAGATCAACTGCTGCCTGAGTTCCGAGCTTAGGAGTGAAAATCTTCATTCCTGATGCTGGTAGAGCTGCGCGCTCGATTGAATCAATGAATGGTCGTGATGAATCGATGATACCAATTACATCCTTAAGGTATGTAGGTGGAACCATTCCTGTGTTCTCTGCGACTGTTGCAACCTGGAGGGCTGCTACGAGCTCGCGTGCATCTGCGTCGCCGCGTGATGCGTTAAGTTGTGCCTTGGCGTATTCGCCAGCTGTGATGTTGAGGTTGATGCGCGGTGATGTATATGCCATCGCTGTTACTGTAGGGCGAGCAGCTTCCACAGCCGCAGCTTCTACCGGTGTTGCTTCGACTGTTGTGTCTTCCACGACTGTCTCGCTTTCTGTTTGTGGGGTTTCTTCAGCAGGGATGACTTCCTCTGCTGCGATCTCTAGAATTTCGCTCGATGCAAATGCAGGAACTGTTACTAGAGAAACTTCTTTGAGCCTAGCCGCCGAAACGACTGTATGGCCATCCTTAGACGGCTTTGACGCGATGATCTCTGCGCCAATGCTTAGGCCTGTGACTAGGCCTTCTTGAGCCATAATAAGTGCGTCATTGCCGCCAGATGATCGGCTTAACTTAAATGTTGCATAAATGCCATCTTCACGAACCTCAGCATCAGTCATGCGACCAATAGGCTTCTTGAGATCGTGTTGAGATAGCAGCTTGATCTTTGATGGATCGGTGATTTCAATTGAATTGGCTGCGAATGTGTATGCGCCAAGATTAGTGTGGCCAATTTCGCCTGTTCCCATTGGCACGATCTTGCCTGAAATTTCGCGACGTTCTTCTGAGCATTCGATGGACGATGCTTCTATGTATAAAGTTTCCATTAACTACCATTCCCGTTAGGTGAGAGGTCTTCCATTTGCATTGCCTGTTCAGTTGTAATTAGTCCAAGACTCAACATCTTTTCGAGCACCATTAGACGTTCCATTGGCTCTGTTCTTAAGAATGTGTCATCGAGGGCGAACTTAACGTAGTGACCAGCAGTAGAAATGTCATCCATTGAAAGACGCGCTTCTACGGCAGATACATAAGGTTGCAGGGTGAACGCAACCATTTGTTTTCTTTCGTCTTGGACGTTGGCGTAGGTCATTGTCGTGTTCATCGATGCGCTGACGTAATACGGATCAACCGAGCAAAGTCTTGCGCATTCTGTGGCGAGATTCTGGATCGCGTCCGTGTAGCCCATGTCCTTAGGGCTGAATCCGACTGTCTCATAGTTAAGAGTCGAAGTTAGATACGCTGTCGAACGATTTTGACGCGCAGACTTCCAAGCTGCTAGCAATCCTTGCACTTCAGCAGGTGGCAGATCGGCACCTGTATTCTTCAAATAGCCCGACGGGCTTGGCGTAGCAAGTGCAACACTAGCTGCGTTCTGTGCGTCTAAGGCTGCCTTAATTGTATTTCCGCCTATTGCTAGAATACCTTCATCCTTCTGGAATGTAATAAGAGAACCAAGGCCAGACATAGGCATAGGCTTTCCATCAAGGTAATACTGGGTAACGTAGCTGTTAGTTGAATCGGTAACGAAAGTGACGCGGCTATTTGCTACCCATTCTGCATTAGCCATTCTGTTGTCTTCAAGATAGGTCTCGGTAATCTGCCAGTAGGCAACGCCGTACATGAGGAGACTGTCAAGGGTGAAGTACATAGTCTCAAATCGGGGCTGTGACTTTGATGGCTGCTCAACCCATCGAGGAGCAGATATCTTTTCGCCTGTTGACTTTTTGTAATACTCTAAAGGGATCGAAGCTATCGTTCCACAGATCAAGTCCCGGCATCGTTTAATTGATGGCACCTGGAGAGCTTGCTGGCGTGTTACTAGAATTGGATAATAACTACCGAAAGAAAGATAGGAGTCAGACATGACTCTCGGAGCTTCTTGCGCTTCAATAATTTCTGGCTTACGCGTGAATAGACCCATAGAGGGCAATTATACACTACATGTTGTGCTATTCGGTGTATATAGCCGCTACCTGTTGTGGTTTCAATAGCATCGACACGACCATCGCTAAAGAGATCGGCGCAGAGACATCACCTGCGCTTTTACGTTTAACGATACGCCAAGATGAGTCATTGGTCTTTGCCGCGCAGTTGTTCATCTGCTTAATCAATTCCTCTTGCCCGTTGTGGACTACTCGACCATTGACCATGCCATCGAGTAAGTCAGAGCAAGCTTGATAGAACTGCTGGCCAGAGACATCCTGTGTAATTTGTCCGGCATTTGATAAGCGTTCAGCAATCGATTGCGTCGTGTACTTGTCATAGCAGATCATCTTAGGACGATACTGATCAGCCCATCCCTTGATCTCAGCTGCAATCTTAAGGTCATCTACCGAGACCTGACTTTCCCACGTCTGGAGAATCCCAACGCCGATTCTTCCGTCGCCCATAATCTGACCAGCAACGAGGCTTGCATTGCGACGAGACGGAGAAACATCAAAGCCAAAGACCGTATAACCGCCGATCGGAATCTGGAGTGTGGCATCGGAAGTTGCTTCAAGAACGCCATGAGGCCACGGACTCTGGAGAGAATCAATCCATTGACATAGAAGCTCAGTCCTAATGTCTTCAATTTTGTTAGTTGCCACAGCTTCTTCAAGTGATTCCTCCGTGATTGTGTAAGACAGAGCAGGATTGGCCATTGCCCATCCGTTGCGATCTGTGATCTTGCAGTATTGCGGTGCTGAGTATTCGTAGAACCCAAAAGACTTAGGAGGTGCGGATAGGGCTCGCTCTCGGAGTGTGTTGAGAGTTTCTGAGAAGGCGTCCCCGGCATTCGACGTGAGCAAAGTCTGAGAGTTAGGACGGGCACGAGTCGTTGGAATCGCTGCGGTATAACCATCCTTGCTGATCTCTCGAACTTCATCAATCCAAAGAAAGTCTGCGGTGCGTCCACGAGATGAGTCACGAGTATCAGAAACTAGGTCAAGTGTTGCCCCGTTTAGCAGCTCGATGCGTTCTCCGCCGTTGGCGTAGCGGATGGCCTTAGTGCCAGCCTTGAGGTGAGGTGCATTCTCGATGATCCATGCAATCTCGCGAAAGGTCATTAGGGCAGTCGCTCGGTTAGAGGACATGATCAGGTGCTTTGTCTCGCCTCCATAAAAGAGACCCCAAATCACACGCATACGCCCTAAATGTGATTTTCCATTCTGCCTCGCTATAAGCAACAACGTTAGCTTTCTGATGTAGTTATTTTTAGCATCTACACGCATCATGTCGTCCAAAACCCATTTCTGCCAAGGCATAAGAGGCGTGCCCAAGTCCTCAGCCATCTTAGCGATCTCATGTGATCGTGTTTTGCCCTTGAGAAGTGGACTGTGAAGCCTTGCTTTGGTCGCCCCTCGCAGCGGTTGTTTA